CGAGAGTCGTTTCCCGCCATCCTAGAGGACATGGGTGAGAAGCCGGATTGGGCGACGGGGGGCATCGACCGCATCGACAACGACAGTGGCTACTGGTGCGGCCACTGCGAGGAGTGCGAGCGGGAAGACCGCCCAGCGAACTGCCGGTGGTCGACTATCAAGCAGCAAAACGAAAACAAGCGGAAGGTGGTCGCCAAATGAGCCGCCGCTACGGACTTGGCCGCTCTCGCCGCTTCGGTCCCGGCCGCGAATACCTGCGTCTGAGCCCAGGTGCGGAACACAAGAGCCACGCTGGCAGCCCGTACCACGCCCCGGTCCAAACACAGGCGCACAACGAACAGGCTGCCCTGGAAGCTAAGAGCAACGCGGGCAGCTCCTACCACGCCCCAGCCCAGGTGCAGCGGCGCGAAGAAGGTCCCCCATCCGCCACTCCTCGCACTTCCCGCCCGCGCTACAGCGGCTCCAACCCCATCGCCTACCTCGCGGACCTCATCACCCCCGGACCGACCGCCCATGAAACGGCAGAAGCGGCCCACAGGCTCGGCGTCAAACCCCAGCAGGCCGCCCCTGAAGCAGCGGGCCAAGCCGCCTCCGGTCTCCTGCACACGATCTCCCAGGGCGTCAACACGCTCACTCAGGACGCGGCGAAGGTAGTCACCGCCCCCAACCAGCGCGTCTCCTCCTTCCTCGGGCGGCGCACACTCGGCACCCCGACCGTCAACCAACTCCTCAAGTCCGCCCATAAAGGAACCGAGCGAGTCAACCGCAAAGGCAGGTTGACGATCCCGGCAACGCGGCAGGCAGCTCGAGGACTCCAACACGCGCGGCAGGTCGTCGCTCACTCAACCGGAGTCGAAGGCCCGCTCACTCGCGGCCAAAAGGTCTTCGTCCAGCACTACGCGAAGCTCACCGGCCTCGACCCCCGCGTAGTCGCCGCCCAAGCTCTCGCGGAGGAGTCCGGCAGCGCAGCAACTCAGCGCGAAGCCGAAGGCAACCACAACTGGCTCAACATCGGCTACTTCGATTCGGGACCTGGGGCGATCACCAAACAGGCGGCCTGGTCAAACCCCGTGAGTGCAGCCAAAGCGGCGGCGGCATTCACGAAAGGCCAGTGGGGCGGTGCTTCTCCCGGCATCCAGCACATCCTCGCCAGCGCCGGCTCCTCCCCCCAGCAGCAGATCAACGCCATCGGCAACTCGGGCTGGGCAACCTCCGCGTACGGCGATGCCCTGCGCCGCACCTTCCCCGAGGTCAGCCTGAAATCCAACCCGAAAGCACTCGCCGCTCTCGCTGCCGCCAAACAGCAGGCCCAGAAACTCGGCATCCCGACGAAATCCGCAGGGGGCGACATCGAACACGCACCCGGAGCGGCTCATACCGTCTTCGTCCGCGCCGACGCAAAGGGCTTCGTCCAGTGGGCCAAAGCTCTGCTCGGGACGCAGGAGGGCTCACGCCTGCAACTGAAATGGGCGAACGAGGCGGGCATCAGCGCGGCGGAACCCTGGTGCGCCGCCTTCGTCACCGCAGGGATCTTGCGCCGTGGGATGACGCCGCCTCCCGGTTCTGCCAACTCCCAGAGCTGGATGACCTGGAGAGAAGGCACCAACATCGGCACGGACGTTCGCAAAGCCAAGCCCGGAGACATCATCGTCATCGGGCAGGGCGACCACATCGGCCTCTACGTGGGCGGCGGCAAGATGATCGCGGGCAACTGGTCCAACGAAGTCTCGGAATACGCCGTAGCGGAAGACACGCGGGGCGTCGAGGGGATCATCCGGCCGCACTTCAGAGGCGGCAAAGTGGCGGTCAAGGAATCGGCGGTCCTCCCCGGAGCCGGCATCGGTCCCGCAGGAGAAATCGTCTCCGGTCCCGCTGGAGTCGGAGCCATCGGAGGGACGACCAGCGCAGGCTCCTCTCAGCAGCAGTGGCGCGGCAGCTCCTACGCCGGCCCCTCCCTGCGCCCGCTCAATCCCCTGCTCTCCACCGCAACCGATCTCCTGACCCCCGGAGAGCAGGCAGAAGCCGCCCGAGAAGAAGGTGCAAGCGAACCCGAAGGCATCGTGCAGGCGATTCTCAGGAGGAAACGACTCTGATGGAGGCTCTCGGCACACTTCAAGAGCGCATTCGTAACAACGAGCGGCGGATCGACGCCAATCACGATTCACTTGCGGTCCTGCGCGGAGCGGCAGCGAGCCAGGAGACGAAGATCGCCGTGATGTCCGCAGACCTTGAGGACATCCACGAAGACCTCGGGGAGATCAAAGGGCAACTCAAGTGGGTCCTGCGCGGTCTCTGGGCAGGGGCCGCCACCTTCCTTATGTTCGCCGTTGCCGTGGCGGGGTTGATCGGTCATGGGTAAAGGCCAGCTGCCGACTCGCGTGGCGAAGTGGACCGCCGTGGTCCTTGTGCTGTCGATCCTCTTCGCCTCGGCCGCAATTGGCACCGCCTTGTATCTCCGGCAGGAAAGCATCACCGAAACGCAGCGGTTCACCAGAGAACTGCGTAATGGCCTCGTCAAGAGTTGTGCGCGGAGTGGAAACCCCCTCCGCGAAGCCGTGCAGCACATGCTCCGCGAACAGGTGCAGCGTTCTGACCCAGCGACGATCCGCCGCTACTTCCCCCAAATCCCGTCCTCCGAACTCAACCGTCTCCTGCGCGAACAGCGGGAAGCCAACGAAGCAACGATTCGCCGCATCGCGCCCGTCAACTGCAAGGCGCTCTACCCGAAGTAGCCGTGACCCCGTTCTGTCCATTGAGTGGGTCACACTTCTCAGCTACATGACCGTTGAGGAATACCGCAAGCGTCTGGTCGAAGGGAAGGCCCGCGAGAAGCACTTTGAGGCGGTCCGCAACGCTTGGCGGAAGATCGTCAAGCACCGGACGCTCCAACTGAAAGAAGCGGTCGAACGGCGCAAGAAGCTGAACAAGCCGCACCGCGTCGGCCGCAATCAAGTCCGGGGCGGCAAGCCAGAGGAGCGGCTCCTCTACGCGATGGAACTTGCCCACCGCATCTTCCGACTGGAATACAGCGAGGCCGGGACTTGGATCATCGGCTACGCGCTGACCAACGTTCCAGCCGGCGAGGGCCATCGCACGGACTGCTCTTGGTGGTACACGATGCTCCGCTACTGCTGCGGGCTCAAGGGTCCGAACATCAACGGTGGCTACACCGGCTCGATCCTGACCGAAGGCAAAGTGGTGGACCGCCACTACGCCGAAACCCACGCGGGCGTTGCGGTCGTCTTCGGCTCAGGGACCGGCTTCCACGTAGCGATGTCGACGGGCCAGGGTCCGACCGTCTACCAGCACGGCGTCCCTGAAGTCGACACCGGCACCTTCGACCAGTTCGGCCCCGGCACCGAAGTTCGCTACCGGGCCTTTGACAACCACGCTCGGAAGGACTGACGACCATGAACAAGACCACGACAACGGCGGCGACGGCGGGCGCTGCGGCGGGCGGGATCATCGCCTGGGGCCTCAGCCTGATCCACGGCGTTGACGTACCCGTCGAGATCGGCGGCCTCTTCTCAACAGTCGGAGCCTTCTGCTTCGGCCTGATCTTTCCGGGAGACTGAACGATGGCCAGCGAAAACTTGAGCCCTCCCTACGGACGCCAAGCGGGGCCTCCACCGCGAGGCCCAGTCGGGATGCCGCAGCACGCGCCGCCCCAGCGATCAGGGATACCGCCCCAGCCGAACTCCCAGCTCGCGGCCACGATGGACTCCCTGCGCGAAGCCATCCAGAACGAGCCCGAGCCGACCGACAAACAGCAGCTCGAACACGCGCTTGAGATCATCGCCGGGGTAGATGTCAAAAACAAGAGCATCGGCTGATGACTCGCCTAACGACCGCCCAGCGCCGCAATCTGAAGCCCAACCAGTTCGCGGGCAAAGGGCGGTCCTACCCTGTGCCCGATGCCTCCCACGCCGCGAATGCCAAAGCCCGTGCGAAACAACAGCTAGAGGCGGGCCGCATCTCGAAGGCCGAATACGACGCCATCGTCGCAAAGGCCAACAAGGTTCTCGGCAAGGGGAAGAAATCCCTCGCCCAGATGCTCGGCGGCTAGTGTCCGCTCCTCGTTTTCCCGCAAATTGCGCCATCCCCAAAAGCGGTCGGTTCCTTTTTTTCATGTGACCTGATTGCCTCTCAGCACTCACCGCAGGGGTGAGAAGACAAGGAGGCGTATAGGTGTCTGTTCTGAGGGTTGTGCAGGAAATCCCGTTCTACATCGCGTCGGGCATCGGGCTCGTCTGGTCCGTGGCTCTGGCCCGCACCAGACCAGGAGGCGACTTCCATCTGTTCGCCTATCGGTGCGGCCTGGACGTAGAGCGCCTTATGCGAGAGCGCGTTCAAAGACCTCAAGAGTCTTCAGGGCGCGCTTCAGGCCGACTTCACGCGGATCGAGTTTGTTCCGCGCCGCCATCAGCCGATACTCCGCAAAGGTCGCCGGCGAGATCCGCAACGCCCTAGCAATGTTCTCCATCGCCCCGAAGCTGGGTTGCAGCTCCCCCTTCGCAAGCTGAGCGATGGTGCGGCTTGAACCCCAGCCGTTCTCTTCGACACAGCGGCGGCCTAACTCTCGCTGGCTGATCTGCTCCATGTCGAGAAGGGACTTCAGCGTTTCTGTGAATGGCCGGTTGCTCTTCATGGCCTGATTTCTATTCGTCCAGCTATGGCCTGCCTAAGTCCTGCGACCCAAACTCTACGCACTTTCCGGGGTTTTTGGGAAAGATTTGGGCGGTCTGCCCTTTTTCCGCCGAGGGGTATGCCTATAGTTCTGGGAAGTGAATGGCACTCACCCCCCAGCCCACGGAACGCCCCCCGGCAAGATCCCGCTCGACTACCTGATGTGGCTGCGGGAGATCCGCAACACAGACCTTGCCGAGCAGGTCGGAACTTCCCAGCAGGAAGTCTCTCGCTACCGCAAGGGACTGAGGCCCAACGAGGAGCGGCGCAAGAAGATCGCCAAAGTCCTCGGGGTAAGTCAGGCGGATCTCGGGTGGGAGACGGAGTCGGCCGGTGTCTGACAACGACCCGAAAGCTCTGGCCGACCAGTCGCTTCCCGCCTTCGGTCTGAAGTCCGCTCTCCCGCATCTGCGCCGCCCCTTCACAGCCGAGGCCGTTAGATGGAAAACGCAGGCCGGGACGTTGGTAGTGCCCTTCGTGGATGCCAGGCTCGTCATTGAGCGGCTCAACCTCGTCGTCGGAGACTTGTGGTCCCCCGCCTACCGCCCAGACGGTCGACTCATGTGGTGCGACCTGACGATTGACAACGTGACCCGCTCAGACGTTGGATCGGGCTACGAGGGCAAGGGGCTCGTCTCGGATTCCCTGAAGCGGGCGGCGGTTCACTTCGGAGTCGGAGTCTCTCTCTACGCGCTGAAGAAGCAGTGGCTGGAGGTTGACACCGGCCACCTGAAGAAAGAGAAAACGAAGGACGGCAAGGCGCGCTACAGCCTCACCCGCGACGGCGAGGTTCATCTGCGCGAGACCTACACGAGTTGGCTCCCGAACATCGAAGCGAAGTTCGGCCCCGTCCTCGACCACGGAGACGCGGCAGAAGCGGTCGGAGACGTTGAGGCCGACACTCCCGCCAGTGGACCGCCGCAGCCCGAACTTGCTCAGGACGATCCGCTCGACGACGCCAAAGCCCACGCGCTGATCGACGCCGCCCAAAAGCTCTACGAGGGTCTGACCAAAGAGCAGGCGAAGGGTTTGACGAAGGCAGCGTTCAAACGGCAACTCGCCGGCGCAACGACTTCCTACGAGGGTCTGGAACGGCTCGTCGCTGAACTGGAGCAGCGGTCCCGTGCTTAACGTCCTCGCCGCCCTAGCTCCCCTGCGTGACGACCGCGTCCTATTTCTCATCGTCGTCGGCTGCCTCATCGGGATCGGGGCTACGGCGTGGGTTGAGAGGAAGCTGTGAGCGCGACCGCCACCAAGAGCCTCCGCAGCTTCCCGCCTGTCAAGAAGAACATCGAGACACCAGAGACCCTTTCTCAGACGCTCCTCTCCAAGCACAACGTCTGTCCTCGTTCCGCCTATCTCTACCGCCTCTATGACGGTGGGCCGGGTTCGCTGGAGCTAGATCGCGGCGTCGCGCTTCACGAGGCAATCGAGCGGGCCGAGCGGCTGATGCTCGACAGCGGAGAGGTGACGATCCCCGAGGAAATGGCGCGCGAGATTGCCGAGGCGGTCATGGAGGATCGCACCGACCTCGTCCTCTCCGCCTCCGAGCAGGACCGGGTTCGCGGCATGATGTGGAACTGGGCGCGTTCTTCGTTCGGGACGGTCGACCCCGAGACGCTGTTGGGGATCGAGATGTCGATGGAAGTTGAGATCAGCGGCTTCAAATGCACCTGCCGCCTGGACCGCGCTGAGGCCACAGGCTCGACGCTGGTGGTCATCGACTACAAGAGCGGCTTCCCCGGAAAGCAGGAAGACACCGACCGCTCATTCCAGGGCCAGTTCTACGGGATGGCGTTGTTGTTCGGGACGCTCAAGGATTCCGACCAGAATCTCGGCGCGGGGATCGACGATGTCCTCTTCTACGAAGTCTTCCCACGTATTCGTGATGAGGAGACGGGCGCGCTGTTCGTCCGCGAAGCCGTTTGGAGCAAACACGAGCTGTACGAGTTCAAGACCTCGCTCGAGCGCAACATCCTTGCCTTCGAGACCTCACTGGAGACGGGGGACTGGCCCGCCCGCGATGGTTCCTGGTGCGGTCGCTGCCCCGCCCCCAACGAGTGTCCGATCCCCGCCAATCTGCGGCACGTAGAGCAGATCGAGACGCTGGAGGATGCCCAGGACGCGCTCTCACACAAACTGGCCCTGAAGCGCGAGGGGGAACGCCTCCAAACCGGGCTGCGCGAGTTCTTCAAGCAGCACGGGATCGTCTACGTGGGCGACTACGCCTTCGACGCCACCGTGTCTCAGTCACGCTCGGTCAAGGACATCCCCGGTCTTGAGGCAGAGGTAGCCCGCGCCACCCTCGCCGGCCAGGAGGTCAACGAGGAGCCCTACATAGAAGAGCGGTCTTCCACGAAGTACGCCGTCCGCAAACTGACGAAAGAGGAGCGCGACAATGTCGATCCGAGTTGAGCGGGACACGGTCATCACCGTCCCGAGCATTGGACCGGGCGGCGAGGAACGATCCGTCCCCCTGGAGCTGCGCGAAGCCGACTCCCCAGCTTCGGTCTGCCTCTACGGCCACCAGTACGGCAACGAGGTCCGCTTCGACGATCTCCGCGAGGCTCTCGACAAGGCCGAAGCAGAGTTCGCCCCGTCGCTGAGGTCTGCCTGATGCGGCCCGGATTCGTAGCGATTGAGTTTCCTGTCTGTGAGGCGGAGGCTCTGTTGGCGCGGCTCGACGGCGACGACTCCCTGAACCCCGACGCCGCCTCCGGTAGAAGCCGCCTCCAAACGGCGGTCAACATCGAGCGGGGTCCGGGAGGCTCGGCGGAAGAGGTCGAACCCGTGGAGGATATGGCCGCCTGATGCCCGGAGTGATCGCCACAGATGGGAACCTCGTCGTCGTCGACTTCGGACGCCCCGCCTCCATCCTGAACACCAAGAAGCAGGAGGCGGCTCGTCTGAACCGCTCCACGCGTTGGCTCGAGCTGGCTTGTCGAGATCGCGGCTGCCCCTCCCAGATGAGGAACGGAAAGCGTATGTTCGTCCCTTCTGAGGTTGACGACTGGCTTGCGGGCCAGCAGAGGGGAGCGGCGAATGGCTAAGAAGCAAAGGTTCGGCGTCAAGAAACGGGGCGACAAGTGGACCGCCTGCCCCTGGATCCCAGGTCAGAACCGCCACGCATGGAGCGGGACGTTCGACACCGAGCAGGAAGCCACGGAAGCCGCTCTCGCCAAGATCGAGGAACTGCGCCGGCTGCCCGCTCACCTGGAGACGGTCACGAGCTTTGCCGCCCGCTGGAACCGAGACTTCCCACGCGAGAAGGATTCGACCAACGATGCCTATGACCGGGCGGCCAAGAAGTTTGCCGAACGTGAGGACTCAGAGGGCAAGCGCAAGCTGAACGAGTACGGCGTCGATGAGGCGGTGCGCTACGCCGGTAAGCACCCCTACGACGCCCCGAAACTGAGCGTGATGTTTGAAGATGCGCGGCGCTCACGGTTGATCCTGCCGGGGTCCAATCCCTTCTCCAAGCTGGGCGTCTCAAAGGGTCGGGGCCGCAAAGACATCGTGCCGATCACCGAGGAGGAGTTGGAGACTCTGGCCGACCTGGCTCTTGCGGCCCACGGGGAGAAGTTTGGGCCGGTGTTCCGCTCAATCATCATCTTCGCGGCCTACACGACGATCCGCCCCGGCGAGCTGTTCGGCCTAGACCGCGCCGACATCGACCTCGCCAACGAAAAGGCCCGGATCGAACGCCAGTACCACAAGCGGCGCATCCAGCTTCCCAAGAGCAACAAGACGCGCGAGTTGCCGTTCATCCCGCCTCTTGCTGTTCAGGCCATCAGGGATCTGCCTCGCCGTGTCCCGGCCCCTATCTGCCAAATCACGGGCGGCGAGATCCTGTTTCCGGGCAAGCTCGACCAGCGGATTACGCAGTCGTCTCTCTCCGGTTACTGGCAGCCCGTCAAGACCGCGTTTGAAGCTGGACTCTCACCAGGCCGGCGCGCGGAATTCCGGGCGGTCCGCAACCCGAAAGACCCGACGATGGACTTCTACGAGTTGCGGCACTTCGGAGCGACCGTCATGGCAGAGCGCGGTGTCGAACCGTGGGTTGCAGCGGTCATGATGGGCCACGAGGACGGGGGGGACCTGTTCAAAAAGACCTACAGCCATCCCCGGAACGAGGTGGCCAGAGAACGTCTGCGTCGTGCCTTCTCCGAGCCGACTCCGTTGAGGGCGGTTAAGACAGAGGAGGCGACGGGATGATGCCCGAGTTTTGGAGAACCGGCGAGGTAGCGCAGCTCGGAGAGATGCAGCGCGAGGAGAACCGCATCCGGTCAACGATGTCCCCGCAGGAGAGGTCTGAAAGGTCCCTGGCGCAGCTTCGTGAGATGGCCGAGATTGAGCCGGGACTCCGCTACCTCTTTACGGACACGGAGCGGGGCCGTGGTTAAGACGCACCTATTACGTATGCGGTTCGCCCCTCGCCAGGCACGGATTCGCCGCCAGCCAATTGCATCAGCCGCTTTCCATTCGGTCCCAGCGAATCTCCTCTGCGCCGCTCTAAGAGGCGGTTTCCTCCGACTGGGGTGTGGGGCGAAAGGGGCGAAGGATTCGTGCCTGAACGGCTCTGAGCGGCTCTGTGGGGCGTCAGCAACTCGCTCGCAGCCAGGGTGCGACCCCGTTAGCCCCCAGCGGGAGGCGGCGTGATCCAGGTCGTCGCCAAGCGGAAGAAGGGCCGCATCCGATCCGTCGAGTGCTTCGAGGAGGCCGCCCACCTAGACGCAGCGGTCTGTGCCGAACTGGGCGAGATCGAGCGCATGGAGGTCGAGGTCTTTCTCGGCTCGGACCTTCTTGAAGTCGTCGAGAGCCACAGGAGCTTCTTCGGGGAGTCGGCCTGATGCTGTTCACCTGCGAGAGCGGCTGTGAAGTCGACATCGGTATGACCCGCTCCCGCGAACTCCATCGCTGCGAGAAGCACGGCCTAGTCCTGACCTACGGCAAAGCGCTCAAGCGAGACACCCCCCTCCACCAAGTCAGCAAGAAACGAGAGGGAGAGGGGTGGCGGGGGTCTGGGTTGAGGCGCAGTCAACCGAAGCGAGACTGGGCCGACGCTCGCGCAAAGGTCGAGGAGGAGGGCTGCTGCCGGATCTGCAAGCGGACCGATCGCAAGCTTGAGGCGGCTCACGTTCTGGGCCGCGAGCACGACGAACCGAAGTCACCCGGCTCCGCGACCCTCTACGTCCACCCCGACCGCATCTTCCCGGCCTGCGGTCCCTTCCCAGACGGCTGCCACGGAGACGTTGACCACCGCCGCATCAGCTCCCTGCCCTACCTGACCCTTGACGAGCAGCTACAGGCCGTCCGAGACGCAGGGGGAATCGCCCAGGCCCGGATGCGGCTTGAACCCGTGGAGCATCGCGAAGAAGTCGAAGGGGCGGCGGCGTGAGCGAGCAAAAGACAGGCTCTGGATACATCGCGGAGATGACTCAGTCTTTGCGTGACGCCGACTGGTGGGAGTGGGCGGGCGATCCCAATGCGACAAGCGGATGGACCGTCATCGGAGAGGACGAGAGCGGCAAACGGGCGCTGGTCGATTACAACTCGCTTGAGGGCGCTTCCTCACAGCCGCTTTCAGATGGCATCCCCGGTGAGTGGCTGATGCCCGAGGAGAAGGCGAAGGAGCTTCACGACCGCATCCAGACGATGGATCAGACCTACTGGCCTGGCTTCAACCCGACCGTCGCCCGCATCCAAGGCGGCAAGGTCGTCGAATACATCCACCCACCGGGGCAGAGCGATGGTTGACGCCCACCACTACAACCCGGTTGAGGCTCGGAGTAGGGAGGCGGCGTGAAGAAGGCCACCGTCACGGCGAATTTCCTTGAGGCGTCCTACGGGATCGAGGGATATGCGGTCGAGCTATCCGGCGTCCCGATGGTCGTTCATCGGGCCGTGAATTTTGAGGGCAAGCGACTTTCTGGCTGGACCGTCACCGAGCGCATTACTGGCCGCGCCGCAGGCTCTGGCCGCACTCGTGCCGCCGCCATCGAACGGGCTGCGTCGGCAGTTGACGCAGAAGGGGGCCCGGTTGCGACGAGGGCAGCGGTTGCCTCGTTCGTCGCTCAACGCTGCCTCGCCCTACTGAAGGCAGAAAACGAGGCCGCCGCCAAAGGCTTGCTGGCTGATCTCGGAGAGCTGCTGAATTCCCCGGTTGAGGCTCAGGGGGTGGGGGGGTGAAGGGCCAGGTAAGTGATGAAAGATTTGAGCGGGCGGTTGAGGCGGTTAAGCACGAAATCCGTGAACGCGACCTTCGCGGGCGAGGCATTGAGGACGAGGATGTCGAGGCACGGATTCTGGCTCGCGCCGCCCTAGAAGCCGTCCAGCTTGAGTCTTCGAGTAGGGGGGCGGTTTAGGTGAGCGGCAAGTACCGGACGATTGTTGCGGACCCGCCGTGGGCGCTCAAGGACAGCGGACCTCGAACGGAGTCCCAGGGCGGGCGTTGGGATACATCCGGTGCGGGTGTGGCCGGTAAGCGCTCACGGATTCCGTATGACCGGATGTCCGTGGAGGAGATTGCGGCGCTGCCAGTCCGCGACCACGCTGCCCCTGGTGCTCATCTCTATCTGTGGACCGTCAACGCCTTCCTCGAGGACGCCTACGACATAGCCCGGTCCTGGGGGTTCAAGCCTTCGACCCTGCTGACATGGTGCAAGCCGCCGATGGGCCTCGGCTTCGGCGGTACGTTCGTCAATTCTTCGGAGTTCGTCCTGTTCTGCCGACGCGGCTCCCTCAAGGCGAGGAGCCGCTGTGACCGAACGTGGTTCGAGTGGCCTCGGCCCTACGTGCAAGGCCCGATTCACTCTGCCAAGCCCGACGCCTTCCTCGATCTCGTTGAGCGCGTCAGTCCCGAACCCCGCCTTGAGATGTTCGCCCGCCGCGCCCGCTTCGGCTGGGATTACTGGGGAGACGAGAGCCTACAAACCGCCCAGCTTCCCCACCCTGAGGTAGCGGCGTAATGGGGGAGAGGAAACAGGACCGATCAACCGTCGAGGTTCTGAGGGCGGCGAGGAAGCGGATTACGCCGATTGAGAACTGGACACGGGGAGTGGCTGCCCGCGACAGTCAGGGCCGCAAGGTTCGGATCGACTCCCCCGCAGCGACCTGTTGGTGCATGGGCGGGGCGCTTGAACTGGAGAGCGGTGCGCCACGTAGACGAACCGGCCTGAAGTTCGTACTGCGCGGCATCCGCTCCATCGGCAGCGGGGCCAGAGCAATCGCGCCCTTCAACGACACGAACTACCACAAAGACGTTCTCGCAGCCTTCGACCGCGCCATATCACTAGCCGAGTCCGGGTCAGAGAGTCCTAGTGGGGAGGGGGCGGGGTAATTGTGCGGGTCGGATCTCTCTTCGCGGGCATTGGCGGCTTCGACCTCGGTTTCGAGCGATGCGGGATGCAGACGGTCTGGCAAGTCGAGCGGGAGCCCTACCGCCGAGCCGTCCTCGCCCAGCATTTCCCTGGCGCCACGCGCTACGACGATGTTCGGACGGTCAACGCAGGAATCCTCGCGCCAATCGACCTCCTCTGCGGCGGCTTCCCCTGCACCGATCTCTCCTACGCCGGCAAGGGGGCCGGACTCGCAGGTGAGCAGTCGGGTCTTTGGAGCGAGTTCAGCCGACTCATTGGCGAACTTCGACCCGACTACGTCGTCGTGGAGAACGTCCCAGCACTCCTTGCTCGGGGGTTTGGCCGAGTTCTCGGAGACCTGGCCGCGCTCGGGTATGACACGGAGTGGGACTGCCTACCCGCTGCCTCCTTCGGCGCCCCTCATCTCCGCGACCGGCTCTGGGTCATTGCGTACCCCGACGCCGACAGTTGCCGACGGTCGAGCAGCGCGAAATGCGACAGCCGGCCGGAAGGGGAGCAGCCGCCACAACAGCGGAGTCACGCTGACCGATTTCGTGGAGATGTTCCCGACACCGCGGGCAGCGATGGGAAAGCACGGGGTGGCGTGGAGCAGGGCGGAATCGGGGGAGCACCGCCATCAGCTCGAGGACTTTCTGGCGATGGACTGGCTCCAGAGTGGGAAGCCGAGAACCCGTGGGCTGCTGGTGAGCCCGATGTGGGTCGAATGGCTCATGGGATACCCGCCCAGGTGGACCGTCTTGCCGCCCTCGGAGATTCCCTCGTCCCGCAAATCGCAGAGTGGATCGGCCGGCGAATCCTCGACTACGAGCAAGAACGCATGACCCGCTCCCAACTACAAGAGGCCATCTAATGCACATACAGGACGCAAGGGGAGAGGAGCTGCGAGTTGGAGATCGGGTGCGGGTCCCTGACGGGCGCGTCGGAACCGTGGCATCGAACGGGGATGGGCTTTTCCACCGGGTGCGAGTTGACTGGGAGCCGCCTGACCCCAAAGACGGCGGCTACCGCGAATGGACCACCGAACCCCTCGCTCTCCGCTGCCCCGACCTCATCCGAATAGACAGCGAGACGAAAGGAAAGGAGAAGTCGTGAGCGACCTACGTGAGAGGCTGGAGGAGTTGAAGCGGTGGACAATTTTCCACGATGGACCGGGCGGGCAGGAGCCTGATCGGTTCGGCGCTCTTGTGCGCTACGACGACGTACTCGCCGCCCTCGACCAACCCGAGCTAGGGGAGGAGCGGCGCTGTCCTGGTAAGGAAGTTTGCGGAGCCGCCCAAGAAGAAGGTGCCCCCGAGTGCCTGGACTGTCCCGACCATTCCCAACCCGAGCCAACCCCACTTGGACAAAGCGACTCCGATCCAACTTCTAGGGCAGATAGTGGGACCGACCCACCGGAGGGCTTTGAGCGGGCGGTAGAGGCGGTAAGCGACGAGGCGGCAGACTTGCTCGCGCAGTTAGTTCACCTTGCCGACTTCCCGACTGAAACTAAGCGGGAACGAGCACGTTCGATTCTTCGACAGGTTCTCCCTCACCTTCAACCCGAGCAGGGAGGAGCAGGGCGCTTGCGGGAGGCTGAACGCGCCTTCAAGGAGTTCCAAGACGCCCGCTGGGTCGCTGCTTGTGGCGGCGGGATCGTCGCGGAAATGGATGCTTACGAGAAGTTGGTCGCCGCCCTCTCAGACACCGAGGAGAAGGATCATGCCTGAGTCACAGGAGATCGTGGAGCGGCTGCGGTCCCTTCATTCGGTCAACCCGGAGCTATTGCGGGAAGCCGCCACCCTCATCGAACAGCTACAGAAGCGAGTAGAGGAGCCTGGGCGGATCACTAGCGAGCAGCGGGGAGAGATGGTGGCGGGGAAGTTGACGAAGGGCGAGCTTGCCGATCTCATTCACGCTGCCGCCGAGAACGAGGAGCCAGAGCGAGCCGCCAACCTTGACTCGGCGGTTCAGAAGCTACTGGCCGCCTGGGGAATCCTCAACCGGAGACAAGGCCATGGGTAGCCAAGTCGCGGACAAGCTACGAGTAATCGCCGGGGACTTCAACAACGGCATGGTCCCGACGCCCGGAAAAGCAAAAGCCAACGCCGCTCTCCTCTCCAACGCCGCCGATACCATCGAGGAGCTTTTCGGCCGGTCCTGTTCTCGCTGCGGGAACGGTGGCGCCTACCACGACGCCGGGAAGGTCACGGCCTGCCCCGATTGCGCAGCGGGCCACTACTTGCAGGGCCGAGAAGAAGCTCGGGAGGGCGAAGACGAGTTCAAGGCCCGCGCCGAAAGAGCCGAGGAGGCGCTGGCCAAGATTCAACACGAGGCAGTCGATGCCCCTCATTGCCGAGAAATAGCCCGCCTCTACTCCTCCCCACAACAGGAGACAAGCAGATGAGTGTTGAGCGGTGGACGATCTACGTTTGCCAGGAGTGCGGCAAGAAGGTCGAGAAGTATGGGCCGCCTCATCGTCACGGTGGAGTATTGGCTGAGATCGGTGTTGTCGAGGTAGTCCCGGCCTCCCACTACGAGGCTCTTAGGGACGGGGTAGAGAAGGAGATTGAGCGGCTGCGAGCGGCTCAGGCTGCCGACGAGGAACTAGCGGACAAGCACCGATTTGGGGGGTTGCGGCAGACCCACCATGCCTCCTGCGCCAACGCCGAGGGTCTAGCCGCCGACCGCCTCTCCGCCCTCCTAGACGACACCAAAGGGGAGGGAGGCTGAATGCTCTGGGTAGCTCCCTACGGCGACAACAAGGCGGGTCCGAAGGCTCTGATGTTCTTGCTTCGGGTGCCTGGCCAGCGGTGGTACCACTTCGCCTGCTTCGGGCGCAAAGGCCACTACTACGAGGACGGCCATTGCGAGCATTCCGATGCCCTCTTTGCTGGCTACCTGACACCCGAAGGGAAGAAGCTGACGAAGGTTCAACCGTTCGGCGGCAAGCCCGAGGAGAACCGCCCCAAACGGTTCGCTAAACGGTCGGCCATTGAGGAGGTGGGCGGCGAGTGACCTCCAGACCGCCCAAACCCATCGAGGGGGGAGACACGATTCCGGCTCGTGTGGGGGGGGAGGGGGCGGCTCCTCTTTTTTTGACCGCCCTGCGACCTGAATCCCTCTCACCTCCCACCTACATCTGTCCAGCCTGCGGAGCGGCCTATCCCTGCCCTGGAACCTGTAGCGGCTGGCGAGAGGATCAGCACGAGCCCGAGGCGGTGCGTCCGTGAGGATCGAGTTGCGGCTGCTCGGCAAGCCCGTCCCGCTTTCCCGTGTCAGCGCCGGCCAGTTTGGCGGCCGCTACCTCTCCGGTCCCACATCGACTCAGATCGGCTTGGTCGTCGACGCCTGGGTGCGTGCGGGCGAACCTCGCTTCGAGGACGACGCACCGCTGATCCTCGAGTGCGACTTCTACTTTGAGCGGCCCGCATCCCATTTCGGCAGCGGGCGGAACGCGGGGAAGCTGAAGCCCTCAGCTCGCCCCGAGCCTACGGGCCGCCCCGACCTATCCAACCTCGTGAAGCTGATCGAGGACGCGCTGAACGGCAACGCCTACAAGGACGACTCACGGATCGTCCGAACAGTCGCGGCCAAGAGGTACGGAGATCGCTCCCGCACCGAGATCGTGCTGAGGCCGGCGTGAAGCTGTCGATCTCCCAACATGCCGTAGACCGCTACCAGGAACGAGTACGCCCGACGCTGGACACGGAGGCGGCTCGCACCGAGCTTGAGGCCGTTCTCTCGATGGATCCCGAGCGGATCAACGAAGCCCCCGAGTGGGTCCATGTTTGCGAGACGAAGGCCGACTACTACCTGGAAGTTGCGGACGGGATCGTGGCTCCGGTTGCTCAAGGCCACGTTCTGACGATCATCACGCGAGGCGGCTCTCACCCCGAGCATCGCGCCCGCAAGATGGAGACGAAGCGGCGCAGACGAGCCGCCCGTAAGCGCAAACCGCTCATCTACTCAGGCCAGAAGCGCAAGTACGTCGAGCCGAGGAAGGCGTGGAAGTGAGCGGCCTCTCCAATCTCCCGCCCGGAACCACCGACCGAGACTGCGGCGTCTACCTGAACGAGCACTTCGATTTCTGCCCTGAGTGCGATGCCGAGGTTGGAGACGAAGTCTGGTGCCAAGCCTGCGGTGCGGTCCTAGACGAGAATGAGGCAGCCGCAGAGGAACGCTTCGCAGATGAAGCCGAGAAAGGAGAGCCTGACTATGGCTGGTAGGACTTGTGACGAGTGCGGCCAACGCCTTGTGACACAGCGGCGCGGTGCTCGATTCTGCGACCAAACTTGCAGGGCCGCGTGGCACAACAGAGAGCGCCGGGGGTCCGGACCTACGGCTAAACGGATAGAGGCCGCGAGAGGGCGTAACGGAGGCTCCAGGAGGGCTTCTAGGGATGGTTCTGGAACCCGCATCTACCTCCTACCCGCCCAACTAGAGGCGCTCAGTCATTCACGGCTCGCTCCGGGTGTCGATGCCGAGGCGTGGCGGTCAGCTCAGAAGAAGCTCGGAGCGGCCCAGAGGCGTCTCGGATGAGCGACCTGAGCCCCGAGATGGTGCTTTGGGTTGCGCGGAGGCGGGCCGAAAAAGCCGCCCAAGAGGAAATCGACGGCTACCTCGCAGCGGCGGAGATCAACCGACCGCACCGCCCCAAACTTGAGTGCCCCCGTTGCACCCGCCGCTACTACGAGGCGGGCAAGAGCAACGGCCAATGTGCGGTCTGCATTACCGAACTTGAACACCGAGATTCCTTCCAGTTGGCGCTGGAAGACATTGCGCCGTGACAGTTAGCGCCTGCGGTCAAGAGGCCAGCCCAGAGGGGTTGAGCGAGAAGCCGCAGGGGCAGCTCTTGCGTGGGAGCGGTAGCCAATCCGCCGCCTATGCACGTAACGGGAGCGAGCGAAATGGCCTCTAAAGCCACTCGCAAGGAGGAATACAGCCAGTACTTGGAATCGGCTGAGTGGAAGGCCAAGCGACGAGGCGCACTTGAACGCGCCGACCACCGTTGCCAGGTCTGCTACTCAAAGCGCCGCCTACAGGTTCATCACCGCACCTACGCTCGCGTGGGCGAAGAGCGGGACGCCGATCTAACCGTCCTGTGTACGCGGTGCCATCGGTTGTTTCACGAGAAAGGTGGCCTGCGCGATCAGCCGGCGCAGCCGCTCAAGGGGACATCCAAGTCAAAAGACAAGGCGCGGCTCAAACAACAGTCGCGCAAGCGTCAACGGCAGAAGCGAGCCGCCAAGCGATACGCCGAACGTCCCTCCGCAACGGCTAGGCGGTCTGAACTCGCGGCGGCAGTCCTGCGTGAACAACGAGAACAGGAAGCGGCTTGACGACTTCCGAATCTCGTGCTACTCGCGTCCGCGCGACCACAACGGCTAAGGGTTCATGGCTTGTCTCTCTAGCTAACTCAGCGAGAGACGCAACGTGAACAGCCAGCAGGTAGGGAAGCAAGGCAACGTTAGGAGTACCGGAGATCTAGGGGAGGAGCCGAAACCAACCCGAACCGAACTCCTCGAAATGGTCGCCGCACAAGAGGCCGAGCTCCGCAGCCTTACCCGCCAAAAGGATCAAGCGCACCGCGAAGGCTGGCGCGAAGGCAAAGGCGAGTGGGCGGAGGAAACCCGCAGGTGGCGGCGAGCCTATGAATCGGTCAAGGGACTGCTAGACGAGGCTCTTAGCGACCGCCCAGACCTTCAGCGGCTAGACCAAGCGATCCGTAGCTGGGTGGGGAGCGCACCATGAAGCTGTGCGAGTGCGGTTGCGGGAAGCCAGCGCCAATCGCAAAACAAACACGCAAACACCTCGGGCATGTCAGGGGTGAGCCAACGCGGTTTGCGCCCGGCCATTACAAGGGCTGGCGCGAACCTAAAACGGATATCACCGCAAGATTCTGGGCGAAGGTGGAGCGGATGGATGATTGCTGGCTTTGGGTGGGCAGGCGCAGCAACGGCTACGGCTATTTCGACGTTGGCCGAAAGTCGGTTCGTGCTCACCGCTTTGCCTATGAACTTGAGCGCGGCCCGATCCCCGATGGCCTAGAGCTAGACCACCTTTGTGAAGTAAAGAATTGCGTTAACCCCGCGCATTTAGAGGCCGTGGCTCACGCGGAGAACGTTGCGCGCATCAAACGACTTCGGAAAACTCACTGCCCGCACGGCCATCCCTACGAGGGGAGCAATCTCTACATCAGGCCCGATGGTCACCAGGCCTGCCGTCGATGCCGCAACGAGGCCAGCAAGAGACACAGGCGGGCCAAGGCATGAGCGACAACACCGAACGAGTCTGGCGGCTCATCGACCCCGCTACTGGCGACTTTGACGACTACGCAGGCTGCCCAGACTGCGTAGACAAGGACGCCGTAATCGAGAAGCACGAGCGGCAAATCAGAATCCTCTCCGCGAAGGTGAGCCGCCTAGAGGGACGCCGAGAGCGAGAAGACCGCGAATCGAAACTCTGGGCAGAGGCCGAGCAGGTTTTCACTTGGTGGGCACTCGCCACGGGACACGAAGGATCGAAGTTCAGCCACGAGCGGTTCAAACAGATCGCGCCGCGCCTCAAAGAACGACGATTCGGCCCTATCGACGTACTCAAGGGGATCGCCGGCGCAGCTTTCGACGCAGGCGAACGACCGCGAAACAACGGCAGCATCGAACGCTTCGATGACATCGAGCTTGTTTGCAGAGCCGACCACAAGCTCGAAAACTTCCAAGAGCGCGTCTACGGCGGCGCGGAGTCCGAAGCGTGGAAGCGATGGCTGATCGACCGCATCGAGAGCAACCTGAGCGAGTGACCGCGTACATACAACCAAGCGTGAAAACCCGTGACGGATCCCAAGCGGCCCTCGCTTCCGTGGCGGCACACGGCCTCTCAGAGCCCCGTTTTCGCGCCGCACCCTGCCATCCGACTGCCTAAGCGACAATCCAGGCGTGGCGAAGAAACACAACGTCAAGGCAGTACGGGAGGCCATCGCAGCCCTAGACCAGCTGGACGTTCCCGGCTCTGAGATCCACAAGCGGCTCGTAAACGACGAGGCAGGGCTCGGCTATCCCGTCGACATCGCACGGCGCACTGTCTATTACCATCTCCGAACCACCCGCCTCGAGAAGGCCCGCGCGACAACCGCCCTAGACAGCGCCGCCGAGTCAGTAGCAGCCGCTAAACAACGAGCAGTCGATCTCATCTGCCGCGAACTACACGAGCTGGAGCTGACCGCCCCAGGCAAGATGACCGCCAATCAAGTTCCAGTCGTCGAGCGGCTCTACAAAGCCCTGGTCAACATGGAGAAAGACGAGCGGCGAGCCAACAAGGGCAAGTACCGGGCCGCCCAGACAAACGGCCAAACCCCAGCCAAAGAGGAGACGCTTTGGGATCGGCTGGCCAGAGAACAGCGCGACGCCGCCCAGAAAGAACGGCAACCCACGTAGACACGAGACGTAGAGCCCGCCCAGAACTACCCCCCACTGCCTAAGCGGTAGCGGGTTAACACGGACCGGAGGGCATTGGACACAGCAGGAAGAACTAGAGCGCGTTAGGCGGCGAGGACCAGCTTGCCTAAGCGCGTTCACTGTCAAGCCACCTTGACGCCGGCCCAACTAGGCCCATGCGTGTGCATCGTCGTCAGCAAGCCGCCCAACATTCGGCTCTACGTCTACCTTTGCGCTCTTAGTCAATTGCAAGCTCTACATCGGTCACGTGCCTAGATCGCACGTCGACACCGCCCACCCCCTGGCGCGCAGCGGGTCCCATACAGCGGCTACCAATCCCCTGTTCATCGACCTGTTTGCACTCCGAGGCGATTGGTACGTTCACATAGTGCAGGAAGCCCCTCCGACAGATCGGGACGCCCTTCGTGAACGAGCCCGTGCGTGGCGCAAGCAAGCGGTCCAGAAGGCCGGACTCAAGGACTGCGAGTGCGGCTGCGGAGAGAAGATCCCTGCGGTCAAAGCCGATGGCACCTCGCCCCGCCGATTCGTAGCGGGCCACGATGGAAGTTGTTGCCGCCGTGTCGGAGAAACGCGGAAGAACGACGCGGGCTACGTGTTGGAATACACGGGCGAGAAGTGGGCGTTGCAGCACCGGCTGGTCTGGGAACGTGCCAACGGCCCGATCCCGAGCGGCATGGCAGTCCACCACATCAACGGGGAGAAGACCGACAACCGCCTGGAGAACCTGGAGGTGATTGCGCCCAGCGACCATTCAAATCGACACTGGCGAGAGCGTTGGGAGGAGCGCAAACCGCAATGTGCCGATATTGGCCATCTGCGGCAGCAAGCTCGAGGTAGTTCTTCGGCGACACCGGAGCAGGCGGTTGCGGTGCGGGAGCGGGTCGCAGGCGGCGAGACGGTTCGTGCGGTCGCTGACGACCTGGGCCTATCGGGACCGACCGCTTCGCGGATTTGGTCTGGGAAAACTTGGCGGTGCCGGATTTGCAACCCGCCTCCCCCGAGACCAAAACGACCGAAAACTCCGTCGCCAGGGAAGCCTTCCAGGATCACTCGCACCGAGGTTATTCCGCTGCGGGCTACGCCTGGGGAGAAGGCCCGGATGAAAGAGCGAGCCGCTGAAGCCGGCCTGAGCCTGAGCGCCTGGGTACGACGAGCCGCGATGGAGGGCGTCTTGCCTGCGGTCCCGAAGCTACGGCCGAAACCTGCCCCTGAGGATCTTGGCCCCGACTACGAGCTGCGGGTCCGACAAACCGCCCTGCGGATGCCCCGTAAAACTGCCGAACTGCTGGTGCGGCGGGAAATGGAAAAAGAGGCGGCCTAGAACCGAAACGACCCGCACGGAGGCGGGCCGAATCGGGATGTTTGATCCTTTGGGAAGGATCTATGTGCGGCCCAGCCTAGCGAGGCTCAGCGGTAGGCGCAACCGCCCTCATAGGGAGCCCAGGGACCTTCACCCATTTCGAGGTAGAGCCGATGCGCGATTTCGTCCTGCTCTCGAGGCGAGAGCCATTGTGGGAACGGCGGGATCAGCCCGTAGGCCCCGCTCGGCCCGACGAAGTAGTTGCCGCCGCTCTCGCACCAGGCAATCGGATATGGGACCGCCCAGCGGGTCCCATCGGGGTAGACAAATGGTTTGACCCTGGCGACCCAGAGCTTTGAGGAGCGGTGCTGGTAGTAGGCGGCCCGGTCCTCCCGCCACCGCTTCTTCATCGCCTTGCGGTGTCCGACCGGGGCGCAGCCGATCCGCTTGTGGGCGGCCTGGATCGTCTTCTGCGGCGGATCCCCCCTTTGCCATCTGTCGACCGCCCAGACCCGTGCGCTGAACTTCTCGAAAGCCGGGTATAGGCATCGTTGAGGCGGCGGGGTAGATTGCTTCTTGCTGTTCTCTGGGAGTGCGGGAGCGGCCAGCACGATTGCCAACGTCACGGCCGCGACCGCGCCCAGGGCGAGTCGCTTCATGTTGTTCTCCTGTGGTGAGCGCCGCCGAAAATCAGGGCGGCGCTGGTTTTGCGTCTGGGGTCCTTTCGGGGCCTTGCTCGCGTTTGTCCAGGGACGGAGAAGCTAGATTGCGTCTCGGATGGCACTCAGCACTCAGAGACGACCCGCCTAGTGGCGACGGCGACCGCAGCCCCCCAGAGCGAGATCGACGCTCTACGCCGGCGAGTGCACGAGGACACGCTGTTCTGGGGGGAGCAGTTCGCCAAGATCGTGCCGAAGGCGGGCGGGAAGTTGATCCCCTTTCAGGCGAAACCCGGCCAGCGCGAGCTAGACGCCGCCCTGAAGAAACAGCGAGCCGAAGGCAAACCGCAACGTGGCCTGGCCCTGAAGGCGCGGCAGATCGGCATATCGACCTACGCCCAGGTGGACCTGATGCACGACTGCACGTTGCATGAGCGGTGTGACGCCCTCACCGTCGCCCACGACCGCGAGACCGGGGCGAAGCTCTACCGCATGGCCGACACGATCTACAAAAACCTGCCCGCAGATGATCTCCTGCGGCCCGCCATCGGGGGTTTCAAGCGCCAGCGGGAAATGCACTTCGTTGGCCCGGACCGGGACCGCCCCTTCCCCGACTCTCGCTATCTCGTCGACACAGCCGGCGAGTTCGAGGCAGGGCGCGGCGGGACATACCGCAAGCTGCATGGCTCCGAGGTCGCCTTCTGGCCGCAGATCATGCAGAAGCTCACCGCCCTCGGCTCCGCGATCCCCGACGATCCCGACACGCTGATCCTGCTGGAGTCCACCGCCAACGGCTTCAACGAGTTCAAGGATCTTTGGGACGACGCCGAAGAAGGCCGCTCTGACTTCATCGCTTTCTTCTGGCCCTGGTGGAAAGAGCCTGAATACCGCCTCCCCTTTGCCTCCGATACCGAGCGGGAAGCCTTCATCGTCGGGGATGGCAGCAACCCCTACGCCGAGCAGGAGCCCGAACTGGTCGCCGCCCACAAGCTCGAGCTGGAGCAGCTTCACTGGCGGCGGCGTTTCATCGCCAACAAGTGCGGCGGCGACATCCGCGTCTTCCACCAAGAGATGCCGTCCACGCCGCACGAGGCTTTCGTGGCGACCGGCCAAAAGGTCTTCCTCCCCGAGCGCATCGAACAACTCTTCGTCCGCATCGACCTGACCGACCCCAAGCAGCCCGACGCGGAGAACCCCGGCCCGCTGATCGGAGACTTCGTGCCCGAGAGGATGGCGGCGCATATCAACCGCTCAGGGGACTCCATCCAGGTTCCCGAGGCGGCCGAGTTCCGAGAGCGCGAACGCGGCCTGCCGAATCCGACGCACCCGTTCAAGCTCTGGCTGCCCGAGGACTTGAAGGGCCGCGAGTTCATCATGGGCGTCGACGTATCGGGCGGCAACACCGAAACGACGAAGGAGTCCGACTACCACGCCATCGAGGTAATCGACCACCGAACCCGCGAGCAGGTTGCGGAGTATCGGTCCCGGATCGAAACCGAGGAGTTGGCGACCTTCATCCTGCTCGCCGCCCTCTACTTCAACAACGCATGGGTCGCCATCGAGCGGACCGGAGGCTGGGGGATGCCTGTTCTCCGCATCCTCTATCACGACTTCCACTACCCCTTCATCTACCGCGCCAAGAAGATCGGCAACGTCTCAGAGAAGGCCGAGCATCGCCTGGGTTGGGACACGACGCAGCGGACGAAGCCCGAGATGGTGTCCAACCTCGCCTCCCTGCTGAAAGAGGAGGAGGACGGGATCAAGTCGCGCGCGCTGGCGGGTGAGGCCCGCACCTACACCCGCACCGACAAAGGGACCACGGAGGCCGAGCCGGGGAAATTCGACGACCTGCTCTCCGCCTACATGATCGCCCAACAGGTCGCCCGCGAGCGCCCGCTGATGGAATCCGGCGCTTCTTCCGAAGGCGGGTTCGTCGCCCGCCCACACAACATCTCCGGGTACGACACGCGGCTGCGTTGAGCTTTCCGACCGCTGGCGCAGTCAAAGTGCGTCCTGAATGGCACTCAGGTAACGCCCATGTCGAGCCCCGTCAGCCAAACCGCCACAGGACTCATCCTCCCGACCCACGCTGCCTTTCACCGGGAGCCGGGAACCCCCGTGCTTCGCTGCGAGGTCTGCAAGCGGGAGTACCCGATGGATCACGTAGCCAAATGGGTGCGCCACTGTCGGGACTGCTCTGAGCGTCACGCCGACCAGATGGAAGCGGTCGTGGCCAAACACGAGGCGAACCCGCTGGCCAATCCCTCCGACCCCGAGGTATTCGCCGCCATCCGAGAAGGGAGAACCTGATGGAGCGCCTTCTTGCCCAGGTCGTCTACCCCGAGAACCAGCAGGCAGGGTTCGCGGTCGGAGACGAGGCTGCCCACCGTGCCGCCCTCGACCTTGCCGAACGCGCCGACGCGCCGACCATCATGGCCCTCGTCGATTCCCTTCGCTGCCTCGAGCTGATCGGCGGCCAGCTTCACATCATCACCCTGCGAACCGCCGCCACACAGGACGGCCCCTGGGAGACAAAGGGCTTCGCCATCAACTACGAGTCCCGTGACGCGAGCATGGTGCAGCCCAAGCCGCCCGAGGAGGTCTTCGGCGTCCCGGTCACGGAGCTGGGCGAGCCCTCCCCGGAACTCGCGGAGCCCGAACCCGAGGAGCCGCCCCAGAACGGAGCCGCCCCGGAGGACGAACCCATCGAGGAGAAGCTTCCGGAGCCCGCGCTCTCGGAGTAAGCCCATGCCGGGTCTTGCCAGCATCGAGGAAATGTCGGAGGGTCAGAAAGAGATCCTCCAGCTCATCAGGCGGCGCAAAGAAGCCAGCGACCGTCTGCACAAGGATCTCGACCCTCGCTTCAACAGCTTCTACGGACTCTCGCGCAACTGGAAGCGCCTGAGCCGGCGGGCCGCCCAAGCCACGACCCCAAATGACAAAGACACGGTGGCTATGGAATTCCGCCGCGTCTTCGGAGACGACCTATTCGTCCCCTGGATCTACACGGTGATCGAGACGGTGCTGCCCGCCATCCTCGCCTCAGATCCGACCATCATCGCCAAACCCAACAACAACGAACCCGGAACCATCGCCGCCTGCGACCCAGTCAAGCGACTGATCGAAAGCTACCAACGGGGCATGAACTACGAGAGGCGGCTCCAAGAAACCGTCCGCTCAGGGCTCCGCTACGGCATCGGCATCCAAAAGACCTTCTGGGAGCGCAAGTACCGCTCCAACAAGCAGGTCGTCCCGAACGCGAGCCAACCGGGCTACAAGGTTGCGCAGAACGACCACATACTCGTCTACGAAGGCCCCAAAGTCGAATCGGTTGACATCTTCGACTTCTTCTGGGATCCCGTCGCCTACGACCTGGAGTCCTGCGAGTACGTCATTCACCGCACCTGGCGCTCGCTCCGCTACATCGAAGACATGATCGCGGAGGGCAAGGAACGCAAGACACGCGGCGAGGAGGGCGGCTGGGCGGAACTGGATCTCGAAAAGGTCAAGAGCTTCTCCTCGGTGAAGGGGCGCGGCGAGGTCTGGGCCGAACGCTACGAAGCGGCGGGCCTCTCCACCTACGAAGCCGCCGAAGGCAACGAGCTTTTCGAGGTCTGGGAGTACCACGACCGCGACAACGTCTACACGGTGCTGGGCGGCTCGGAGGGGCTGCTCGTCCAAGAAGCGCCGAACCCCTACTTCCACGGCGAGTTCCCCTTCCAGATCTACCGCCCCACCATCGTCGAGCACGAGCTGGTCGGCATCGGGCAAGCCGAGCCAATCGCGCATCTCCAGTACGAGCTGAACGCGATGCGGGGGCAGCGCCGAGACGCCGCCACCCTCTCCATGAACGGCGGCTACTTCTTCTCTCGCGGGATGCTGAACCCCGCCGATGTCGTCACCGGGATCGGAGCGATGATCCCCGTCAACGGCGACCCACGAGACGCCATCTTCCCGATCCCCTTCAAGGAAGTCCCGAACTCCGGCGTGGAGGAGGAGAACGCGCTCAAGTCCGACATCGAGCGCACGACCGGGATGTCCGAAGCGGTGATCGGCTCGAGCGGCGAAGAAACCGCGACCGGAACGCAGATGGTGCAGGCCGCAGCGAACCGCCGCATCAAGCAGATGACGAAGAACCTCACGGTTGACCTGCTCCGCCCGACCACCAAGCAGATGCGCGAGCTGCTCCGCCAGCACATCGTCTCTGACAAACAGTCAAAGACGGTCCGCATCGAAGGCGCGGGCGACCCGCAACTTCGCACCCCACAGGGCTACTCCTTCGTCAAGTGCGGTCCCGCCGAGCTAAACGCCGACATCGACGTTGAACCCATCGACGGCTCAACCGAAGCGCACAACGAAGCCGAACAACGCTCCGAAGCGGTCCAGTTGGTCGATGCGCTCGCCCCGTTCCTCGAAGAGTTGGACCACCGCAACGTCGCCTCGCTCGTGATGCGGAAATTCGGAGTCGATGAACCCGATTCCCTACTGAAACCCGCAGGGCCATCGTCCGAGCAGTCGGTCCTCGCCGTGGGCAACGCGCTCAAACAGGCGGGAATGCCCGACGAACAGATCCATCAAGTTCTCGAAGCTGCTTCCAATCAGATTTCCGAACCGCCCCTGAGTCAGGGCGGAGGGCCAGAAGGCGCGCCCTCCTCCAACGGGTCCGAACCAGAACCAGCGGGGGCGAGTTCCTGATGCCGAGGCCGAGGCTAACCCCTCCAGTTGGTGAGCAGTTTGGCATGTGGACCGTGCTTGCCCCTGCGGAGCCGCGTGGCAAGCTAGGGCATTCGGTCTGGTTGTGCGAATGCGAGTGTGGCGAAAGGCGAGAGGTCTACGCCCATCTCATTCGGCAGGGCGCGAGCCGTTCCTGTGGGTGCGTTCAGGAACGGCACGGTTACGCGAAAGACAACGACCGGCATCCTCTCTACTCGACATGGATTTCGATGCGGTCTAGATGCAACACGCCATCGTCGGGCAGCTACCACAACTACGGCGCTCGCGGGATCACTGTCTGTGCGCGCTGGGACGACTTCGAGAACTTCATCGAGGACATGGGCGAAAAACCCGGTCCCGACCACAGCATCGACCGCATCGACAACGAAGGCAACTACGAGCCCGACAACTGCCGGTGGGCAACACGCAAACAGCAGACAGAAAACCAGCGACCCCGCCGCACCAAACGCGAACTAGTGGAGGCATAGCCATGTCAGTCGAACGAAAAGTAGTCCCGACCCCCGGCCTCTTCCCAGAGGGTACGGCCGTTGGCTGTTATCTCCTCGGGGAATCCGATGTTGAGCGGCGCGAGGGTCGTCACCCGTTTCCCGCTCCGGCCGCGACAGGAGTTATCTCCGAAGGGGCGGTCGAATTCACGGGCCTCACTGCCAATACCGACTACGTGCTTGAGGCGTTCGTCGACGAGATCCAGAAAGTCAAAGTCGACGCGACGGGTGGCAAACACAAACTCAAACTGTCGGGTCAAACGACCTCCGATCTGAAATACAACGCGACCTCCACCGAAGTCAAAGAAGCCCTCGTGGCCCTCTCCAACGTCGCGGAAGGCGATGTCGAAGTGAGCGGCGGTCCGGGCAACTCTGGCGGCACGACTCCCTACATCATCACCTTCCGCAAGGCGTGGGCTGCCCAGAACGTGCCGACCCTCGAACACGTAGCCGGTTCCGAAGCCCTCTCTGGTGGCGGGGCGGCGGCGACCATCTCGACCGTCACCGAAGGCTCTGAGTCCGGCGCCGGCGGAATCCAGCGCACCTGCCTGTTCACCACGGGCGAATAGGAGGACTGAGCGATGGCCAAAGCGAAAACGAAAGCCAAGAAGAAAGCGGCTCAGAAGTCGCGCAAACGGACCGCCCCCAAAGAAGTGTCCAGCGGCCCGAAGAAGGCCGCCAGTGAAGCGACCCAATCGAAGCCAAAGGGTCCGGTCGTCGTGGTGAAGAACCACCGCTTCGCTCCGGGCACAGAGGTCGGCTTCTGGCCCGCCCATCAGGTCGAGGTCGAGCGCGGCCTCGCACGGGAGCCGTTTTCCAAGCCGACCGCTAAGGCAACGGTCAAGGCGCGTGGCCTTCTCGAGGTCCGTGGGCTGACTAGCGGCCAATGGTGCGCGGCAGGCCCGGTCGGTGACACGGTCGGCTACCTCCAGTTCTCGGTCTGATGGCGGGCTTCACGCTGACAAGGCCAGATGTCTTCCCCGAGGGCACGGAAGTCGGGGTCTACGCCGCCTCCAACTGGCCGCCGACCGGGCCGCCCTCAGGAGCGCCTATAGGTTCTGCGGCAGATACCCAGGAAGTCGAAGATGGCTCCGTAACCTTCTCCGGCTTGACCCAGGGCGCGGTCTACTACGCCGTAGCTGAAGTGGGAGGGGTCTATCGCTACGTAGGCTTCGTCGCAGGGGCGGAAGGGACTGTCGTGGACCCCTTCAACGAACAGTCGGGCGACTACACGGTTGTCCCCTCTGACGATGGCAAGATCATTTATTTGCCCAACATCCCCACCGGGGCCGGCGTCAAATTCACCGTGACCATCCCCGCCGAAGCGAAAAGACCGATTCCGGTCGGCACCACAATCCGGGTTCTAGGTAGTGCTGATGAATACACCGAAGGGGAAGTCTTAATCAAAGGCGAAGCGGGGGTTGAATTCTGGGAATTCGGCGCCGAAGTGGAAAACAAAAGCCCGTTGAAAATCAAGAACCCCAATCATGGCTTCAAGCTCATAAAGATCGCCCCCGATACCTGGCTGGTGCTGGAAACGATTTGACCTAATGGCGATCACCCTGCGAAACACTCCCTGGGCAGACGGCACCACAGTCGGGGCCTACGATGCCACTGGGTACGACCGCTTCCCAGCATCCGGCCCTCTCGGCCCCGCTACAGAGACGGCCGTTGTCTCCGATTCGGAAGTGTTCTTTGAAAGCCTGGTCAACGGCGTCTACTTCGCGGCAGCGAAAGTCGGCTCAGAGTGGCGGTCTATTCGGTTCATGCCTGGGGAGGGCGTATCGGGGCCGCCCGAGGACTGGCACGTTGTTGGGGATAACGGCGAGCCGGAATACGCGAAGCTCGAAACCGAAAAAGGGCCGCAGGACTGGCTGATCGTTCCTGGCGGCACCTATCCGGGATACGGGACCAAATGGACCAGGGAGGAGCCGAACCCTTACTCCGAGCGCCTGGACTTCGGAATCCCCTCGCTCGCCTTCTACAAAGACCCGTTCGATGTGGTGCATTTCCGGGGCGGGGTGCAGCCGACTCTCAATGCGTATCCGTTTTGGGACGACGAAAAAGAAGAAGAACCGAGCTGGCTCGAACTCGGCGCTAATCCTGGGTTCGACGGCGGTGAAATCTTCACCCTTCCGTCCGGCTACCGCCCCGATGCAACGGTTTATTTTCCCTGGGTTCCAATCGAGCGGGAAACCGGGCAATACGGCAGAAGCGATGTTTCGGTGTATGCCGTCCACCCCTCCGGTCTGGTCACTGTTGCCGAGAACTACCCGACCGTCTATGAACCTGAGGTCGAGATACAGGTCTTCGACAGCGTCAGCTTCCGGGCGGCTTAACGCAAATGGCCATCGGCACCCTCCAAACCGAGGGCGACCTTCGCCGCTGGCTCGAAGATGAACTGAGGCGGCCCGATGTCCTGATGCCCGCCGCCTTTACGGGGATGATCCTCGCCTCGGGCAGCGTTGAGGGGAACCGCCTTATGCCCTCAACCCTGGAAGGCGACCTCCTCGTAGACGGCACGATCACCGGGGACAAAATCCAGGCCCACACGATCACCGCCGCCAACATTGAAGCGGGCACGATCTCGGCGGAACTGCTCGAAGCCGAATCCGTCGAAACCAAACACCTCAAAGCGGAATCGGTCACGGCCGCCAAAATCCAGGCCGGGACCATCGAAGCGGCCCAGATCAAAGCGGGAACGATCACCGCCGAAAAAATCGCCGCCGAAACAATCGAAGCGGGCAACATCAAAGCCGGGACGATCACAGCGGAACAGATCCACGCCGCCACGATCACCGCCGCTCAGCTCGCCGCCAACTCGATCACCTCCGAAAAGATCACCGCAGGGACGATCAAGGCCGAAGACATCGAATCCCACACGATCACGGCGGCTCAGATCGCGGCGGGGACGATCACTTCCGTCGAGATCGCCGCCTCCACCATCGTCGGGGCCAACATCGCCAGCGCGACGATCACGGCCTCAAATATCACCGTCGCGGAACTCTCCGCCCTCAGCGCGGACCTGGGCACCATCGAAGCGGGAACCGTGACGGGCGCGACTATCCGCACCGCCGCGT